GGCTTTTGCGATTGAAGAATTCGTGGCGATGGAAGAGTTTGTTGCGGAATGGCCCAAGGTGGACGCGGTTTTCAAGCAATACGCGAAGGCACTAGGACGCGACCTCACCGACGCCGAAAAGAAGCAGCTCATCATAGATCGCACCATAGCCAAGTTGGACAACAGATTGATGCAGGCAGGCGAGGCTGGCCTATTGGGCGGGGCGTGCTGGACTGGCGAGGAGGGGGAGCAATGATACAATTCACATGGCAGCAGTTGGTACTTTGGGGGATAGAGGGCGTGGCTGTTTGGCTGCCCGCGATGCTGTTCTGGACGTTCTCGGCAAAGCCGCTGTTCGAGGCCGCGAAGGTGATATGGGGGAAGAAAAAATGAAGATGATCGGTTGGCTTATTATGCTTTTTTCCTTAGCGGTGGTCATATCATTGGCAGGTGCAAAGCTGGCCTCTCACCTGCCAACACTTGAGGATCAATTCGGCCTGGTTGTGGTTATAGGTGCGTCGGTAATTGGTGGAGCATTTGCTCACCAATGTGCTACTGAGTTGGTGGAGGATTGAATACAAATAGTACGAAGGAGTAAGCAGTGAAGTATGCGTTCACCAGGGAGCAGGTGCTAGAGGCAATCGACGGGAGCTACGGCATTATGTCGCATGTTGCCGACGTCCTTTGCTGTGAATGGCATACCGCTGAAAAGTACGTCAACAAGTGGGCCGAGACCAGGCGAGCCTATGAAGACGAGAATGAGCGCTCGATAGACAACTCCGAATCCAAAATGCGCGAAGCGATTGACGGCGGCGACGGGCCGATGATCCGCTTTCACCTGGCCACCAAGGGCAAGCGTCGCGGCTATGTGACTGGAACGCAGCTCACCGGCGAGGACGGCGGGACGATCAAGATTCAAGTCGTCGGCTTTGATGCGAAACGTGTATGAGATACACAGCAGTGCCGACCCCAGCAAGGCGGACTATACGCCCTATGGTGAGAACCTAGATTTTATCTACTACCAAGGGGCCGAGGCCATTCTGTCAGGACCCGCCGAAACTGGCAAGACGTTAGCCGCGTGTTGGAAGCTGCACATTGTGGCGAGCAAATACCCAGGGGCGCAGATCGCCATTGTCAGGAAGACACAATCATCGCTCTATGGCACGGTGCTACAGACATACGAACAGCGGGTGTTGGGGGATGATTCCGGCATTGCGATCTACGGCGGAGCCAAGCCGGAATGGTATGACTATCCCAACGGAAGCCGTATCTTTGTAGGCGGGCTGGACAATCCAGACAAGGTGCTATCCAGCGAACGTGATATCATCTATGTCAACCAGGCTGAGGAACTAATGCCTGCCGACTGGGAGACGCTGCTGTCACGTACCACGGGGCGAGCGGGCAACATGCCGTACAGCCAGTGCATCGGCGACTGCAACCCGTCACAGCCGAATCATTGGATCATCCAGCGTAGCAACGCTGGTCACCTCAAGCTATTCGTCACCACGCACAAGGACAATCCAACGCTGTGGGACCAGGCGCGGCAGGAATGGACGAACCAGGGGCACAAGTCGCTCGGTGTGCTTGCCTCATTGACAGGGCCACGACGCGCAAGGCTGTTCCTAGGCCAGTGGACCCAAGCCGAGGGCGTCATCTATGAGACATTCCAGCGGGCCGTTCATGTTAAAAGGCGTTTCGGTCCGTGGCAGAGCCTGCTCCTATGTGGTGACGAGGGCTATACCAATCCGGCGGTGATCCTGCTCATTGGGTTCGATAGCGACGGGCGGGCGCACGTTCTCGCAGAGTTTTACGAGCGGCAAGTGCTCCAGTCCGGCGTAGTGGCACGGGCGAAGGCGATGGCTGAGGAGGGGTTTCGTGAAAGCCCATTCGGGCTATGGCCTAGGATGTTCGCCGATCCGTCGGCGGCTGGCCTTATTGCCGAGTTGCGAGAGGCTGGCATTGATACATATGGCGCGGATAACCGAGTCAATGACGGTATCCAGCAAGTGATGGAACGGCTTGCCATTGCAGGCGACGGGCTGCCACGGCTTACGGTTGACCCGTCGTGCATTAACACGATAGCCGAGTTCGAGAGCTATGTCTGGAAGTCGGGCAAGACGGGCGTCAAGGATGAGCCGATGAAAGAGTATGACCACGCAATGGACGCGCTACGTTACGGCATAATGGGCGAGCGTGCGGTGGAGCTGCCGCCAGAGGGTGTGTACGTGTACGATGAGCGAGTCGAGATTAGTCCTATTTGAGAAGGGGGAACGATGAGCGAGCGAGTGAGTGAGGCGTGGTTAGAGCTATTGATAGAGAATCCGTTGCTGTGGAATGCGTCAAATTATGACGAGATTCTCAGGGCGCTTGTCGAGCTGCAAGAGCGACGCGCTGCTGATGGCAATGAGGCAGGCCTGCTGGTCGCGCTCCAGGTAGCGCATGAGCGATTTGTGGCAGAGCATCGCAGACAGACCGGCGTTCGCATCAAGGACCAGGCTGGCAGCGATGCGATTGCCGCCGACCTTGACGTCAAGTTGCATCGGGCGCTGGCTGAGATCGCCGCGCTCAAGGCAAAGGAGGAAGCATGACCGAATTGACAGTGGCCCCATCTGAGGACGCGCAGCGGCTAGGGTGGACGAACGAGCTGCTAACCGAGCGCCTGGCTGAGCTAGAGTTGCAGCTAGATAGCGACGGATGGATTAACCTGACCGGCGGCCTCGACCGCGAACTAAGCCGCGCCAAGCTCACAGAGATCAACCACCTGGCCCGAATGTACTGGCTCAAGAACCCGCTGATCAAGCGCGGCGTCAATGTCCAGGCGTATTATGTGTTCGGGCAGGGCATGGAAGTATCCGCCGCTGATCCTGAGATAGACGAGGTGATACAACGGTTCTGGGGCGACGCAAAGAACCAGGCGGAGTTGTGCTCACAGCAGGCCTTGCAACTCAAAGAGACGGAATTGACATTGTTCGGCAACCTGTTCTTTGTGTTTTTCGTTAACAGCAAGACGGGGCGGGTGCGCGTGCGTACTATCCCCGTGGACGAAATCCAGGATATCGTCACCAATCCAGAGGACGGCAAGGACCCGTGGTGGTACAGGCGGGAATACCAGGTGCGGAGCGTTGACGGCACGGCCACAGCCAAGACGATGTATTATCGTGATTGGCGCTATCATGGCAAAGAGCAGCCAAGGGGCGAGATATCGCCGGACTCCGTGTACCATGTGAAGGTCGGCGGCCTGGCTGATATGAAGTTTGGCGTGTCCGAGGTGTACGCCGCGCTCGACTGGGCCAAAGCGTACAAGTCATTCCTCGAGGACTGGTCGACCATCGTCCGGGCCTACAGCCGTTTCGCCTGGCAGGTCACGACGAAAACCAAGGCGGGCATGGTGGCTGCAAAAGCCAAACTCGGCACCAGCGCCAGCGGCACGACCACGGATACCAACCCCGCGCCGGTGACAGGTAGCACGTTCATCGGCACCGAGGGCGTGTCAGTCAATCCAATACGTACAGCAGGCGCTACCACATCCGCAGAGGATGGGCGGCGCCTTTTGCTTATGGTGGCATCAAGTGACGGCCTGCCCGAGTCGTTCTACGGCGACGTGTCGGTGGGCACGCTGGCCACGGCTAGATCATTGGACAGGCCCACAGAGCTAAAGTTCGTATCTCGGCAGAGCCTATGGCGCGACGTATTCCAAGCGATCCTGCGCTTTGTCTTGGTTCAATCGGTGCTGGCGAACATGGTCAAGGGGAAGGTCATCCCCGACGATGACGGCGAACCCGAGATAGAGCTGCCACCTGCGCCAGACGAACGCACGGGCGAGGTAGAAGAGCGCGACTTGACGATCAACGTAGACTTTCCGCCTGTCCTGGAACACGACCAGCTCGAGGGCGTGCAAGCCATTGTCCAGGCCGCAACGCTCGGAGGCAGCGCACAAGCCGGGCTGATCAATCCTGAGACGATAACGCGGATGCTGCTCACCACGCTAGGCGTGCAGGACGTGAACGCCATCATGGATATCGTATACCCGCCGGACGAGGAAGGCGAGGAGCCCACCACCGACGAACAGCCACCTGCCACAGACGAACAGCCAGACGATGAGCCGCCGCCAGACGTGCCAGAAACAGAGGCGCTTATGGTCGAAGCGGTGCGTGAGCTGAGGCAGGCCATTGCGGACGCGTTACGTGAATAGGTCCCGGCTGCGCCGGATTGACGAGGCGCTTGCCGTGTTCCTGAGCGAGGTCATGGCTCTCAAGCGTGATCGCGCACTGGCGCGATATACGCCCAAGCTGGAGCGGGCCATAGGCTCGGCGTTTCGTGGGCAAGGGCAGGAGTTCCTTGGCGAACTAGCAGAGCGATACCGCGGCATCTGGATATCGGCCCTAGGCGAATTCAAACGCGAGCAACCGACGATACCAGGCTGGGAGTTGGCCTGGGCAGCGGCGGCGAGCCAGACGACAGACTCTTTCGCCTTCCCGTTATTAGATGCGATCCGCTTTGGCCTGAGCGTGGGCGGTGGACATGCAGCGCAAGACCTAGAGGTACAGGCGTCGTTCAACCTCCAAGACCCGCTGGCCTATGGCTACCTGGACGAACACGGGGCCAAACTGGTCACTCGAATCAATGATACGACCAAAGAGGAAATGCGGCGGCTGTTGGCTGAGGGCGCACGAGAGGGCTGGGGCTATGATACGCTGGCCAAGAAGATCACTTCCCGCTTTGACGACATGGCCACCAGCAAGCCACAGCAGCACATCGCATCACGCGCGCACCTCGTGGCCGTAACGGAGCTGGGCGAGGCTTATCAGGCTGGGCAGGATATCATGGTTCAAACGTTATCGAGGGATAGCGGGTTGGCTATGGAAAAAGCGTGGTTGACCGTGGGTGACGGCAAAGTATCCGACGGCTGCGCTGAGAACCAAGCGGCGGGCTGGATACCGCTGGAGAATGCGTTTCCGTCTGGGCACATGCACCCGCTACGGTTTCCTGGTTGCAGATGCACGGCGCTATATAGGCGCGCTGGGGCCGCCGATGTGATACCGCTGCCTGGACAGCCGGCACAAGTGCAACCGTCCGCGCCTAGTGTTGCCGTGCCCAAGTTTGGGAGCGTCAAAGATGCGGAGGCGTGGCCGCAAAATAAAGGCGAGCCTATTCCAATGGACCTGCTTTTAGAGAAGCAGTCGCATACCAAGCCATATCCAGGCGACCAGGGCATCCGATTCGAGCCAGCACCCTTGCCACAGCCTTGACGTATCATTGACACATCATTGACAAGTACCTATACTATGTGGTATACTATAGGCAGGCAGGAACGTCATTCCGCCTTACCAGGGGCGCGACTGGTAAACCAACGCGCACTAGATTGGAGCGAGATGACACGACTGACTAGCCATTCCGAAATAGACGACCTGGGCGGCGGGCGATGATCTATCGACCAGGTATACACTACGTATCCGATAGCGCGGTGGTGAGTGCACCAAGGGTGGCGGCTGGATCGTGGTGGCTGGCTGACGGTTGAAACAGATATCGCATAAGGAGCGAGACATATGGCACAAGCGGCTTTGATAGACGGCAATCTAATCAATGACGACCGACCATT